CGTCGCAGTCCTTGCCGTCGATCTCGAAGCTGGCGGTGAGCATCTCGCCCTGGCCACAGGCGAAGTCCCCGCTCGTGATCTTGCAGCCCAGGAAGGTCTTGTCGGTGACGGTGCCGGTGGTCAGCGGCACGCCCTTCTGGATGACCAGGCTCTTGCCCGCGACCGACGCCAGTGTGTGGGTCTGCAGGTAGGCGGTCGTCGCCGCCTGCTGCACGGGCGTGACGCTGGTTCCCATCAGCGTCTGGAGGAGCAGCCCCATGCCTTTGTTGGAGACCTCCATGTCGAACGACCCGCTCACCTCCTTGCGGGTCAGGACGCGTCGGGAGGACAGCGGCAGCAGACGGCCGGCCGCGATGCCCGCGGACTGGGCGGTCGTCTTCTTGAGGACCAGTGATTCCTTGGTGAACTCGATGAACTTGGTCGGCGCCGTGAAAGTGCCGTAGCTGGACTCGGCGACGATGCCCATCTGGGCGCCGAGTCCGGATCCGATCGCCATGGATCAGCCCTCCGTCTTCTGCGACGCCTTGGCCGCGGTCTTCTTCGGCGTGGCCGTCTTCGGTTCTTCGACGGTCTCCCACGTGCTGGTCTGGCACACGTAGCCGTCGAACCGTGCGTCGGGCACCTCGACGACCTCGTCCGGCTCGACGCTCCGGTCACCGAGCTCGGGCACCCTCACCGGCTCGGGGCCGATGAAGCGCACACGCGCCATGTCTCCTCCTTCAGATCCGGGCGTGACAGGTCACCGTGAAGGTCAGGGCGGCCCGTGCGCCCTCCTCGGCGAAGTACTGGCGCAGCACGCCAGCGGTGAGATGCGCCCACAAGACGGCCCCGTTGAGGGTCGGGGCCTCGCGGTTGGCGTCCGTGGCGCGCAGGCGCTGCTCGATCTCGCCGAGCAGCTCGAAGACCCGGGCCCGTACGAGCGCGAAGTCGGTGTCGCCGGACCAGACGTCGATGCATCCGGCGATGGCGAAGTCTTCGTCGCGGGTGCGGGCGCCGGCGGCGTTGAAGTTCTGCGTCAGCTCGGCGGCCTGGTCGTTGTCGGGCACCCAGCCGATGGCGATGATGTCCTGCGTGTTGACGTCGACGGTGGGCGGTCCGTCGAAGACGTCCACCTTATCGATCGGTGGATCCTGCAGGATGGCCAGCAGCTGGGTGATGGCGGCGGGTACGGCGGAGGTGGCCATCAGGCGATTCCTGGTCCGTCGTCGTCCGGGTTGAGCATCTGCCTGGCCCGGTTGGGGATCGCGTAGCCCAGCCCAGGGATGGGCTCGGTGACGTCGTAGTCGTCCATGCCGCGCTGCGGCCGCCCCGGTCCTGACACGCTGCGCCACAGGTGCTGCAGGATCAGTTGCGCGCCGGCGAGGATGTTCCCGGAGACGACCAGCCGGCCCGCGCGGTAGACGGCCTGCAGCGGCCCGTGCAGCTGCCCGCCGTCCGTTCGGGTCACCACCCCCGTGACCGGGTCCAGGTGCAGCCCAGCGGGGTCGTAGTCGTAGCCCCCGGCGCGCAGCGAGGTCACCGACACCAGGGAGATCGCCGGGGTCTTGCGCAGGGCAAGCGCCTTGACCAGGCCGACCTGGTGGTCCTCGGTCACCGTACGCACGACGACCGGCCCCACGAAGTACTCCACGGCCCGGGTCGTGGCGTCCAGCCAGAACCGGACCAGCGGATCGTCCGCCGCGCTCTGCTTCTTCAGCAGGTCCTTGGCGTCCTGCAGGGACAGCACGGTGGGCGACGCAGCCTCACGGACGTCGAAGCTGTCCGTGTAGGCGTGCGCCGGCCCGGTGAACAGCCAGCGCACGGTGTGCCGGCCCGCGGCCGCCGTGACGTAGTCGGCCCGGTACTGGCCAACCGTGGACGTCTCAGCGGCCGTTGGGGTGGCGGTCGTGCCGTCGGGCAGCGTCACGGTCACCGTGGCCGTGCCCGCGGTGACGAGGGCGCCGCCCGGTTCCCGGCATTCGGCGGTCAGGCGCGCGGTCGCGCCGAGGTCGTACGGCACCTCTCGCCTCCTCTACCAGTCGCGGGTCTCGGGCGCGGCCTCGCCGCCCCCGCCGCGGGAGAAGTCCGCGGCCTTCTCCGCACCCTGTTGGCCACCGCCCTCGGCGGCGTCCCGGGCCCGGGCGGCCTCGAGAACCTGGTCGCGGTTCTTGGCAATGCCGGCCCGGTTCTCGCCCTGCGCCTCACGCTCAAACACGCGCAGCGCCTCCTGTTCTCCGACCGTGCTGAGGTAGGCGAGCACTTCCTTGTTGGTGTGCTCCTGGGGGTCGAACAGCTGCGGCACGTCGGCCTCCTGCTCGGGGTCCTCGTTCTCGAGGTCCGCCGGATCCGCCGGCGCAGCCGGGCCGGGGTCGTCCTCGGCGGCCGCGGCCGGCAGGCGTACGGTCACCGACCAACGCACCCACCGTGGCCCGTCCTCGACGCCGTCAGGCGGATCGATCTCCTCGACGGTCGCTGCGAGAACCTCGAGCTCCTGGCCGTCCTCGCCGACCACCAGCGGCTGCTGGTGCACCGCGGCCGGGTAGCCCTT